AGGGGATGTGGACGAACTTTGCAATCCGTTCATGGCAGCCATCGGCAAAATTGAGTTGGAAATCAAATACTTAGGCTTGAAAGAGACAACAGCCGAGTATGATTACGCAAGCTACATCCTGAAGGAATGCGAAGCAGACTTTGAACTTTGCAAAGCAGTCAGGAAGAAGGGCAAGAGCTTGGCAGGAGCCATCGGGGAAGTATTGAAGATGGCATGGAAAATCAAAGAGGACATTCATCCGGACATTTTGAAGGCAGCAGGGATTCCGTGTGGAAGAGTCCAGAGCGGATCTCCGGGAATGGCAATCGTAGCAAAGACCATGCGTGAATACTATCTCGGAGGGCAGCAGGATGAAGCAGATTGAAAACATTGAAGAAGTCAGAGCAAGAGTACCGGAGCTTCCGGCGGACTTCCATGAATGGTGCAGAGAACAGTTTCGGGGAGTATTTAATCTCTATGTAGGAAATACGGTACTATATGACGATTTCGGAAACGAAATAGCCAAAGGAAGGCAAGGATATTGCTCATATTGCAGAGAGTATTTTGATGCACCGAAAGAATTGAAGGCCGGACAGATGGGAGTGTGTCCGATCTGCCGAAATCACAGCCATACATATTCATTGCAACAAAAGAAAATTGCCACACAGCATTCTCAGACTGTATGGAGCGGAGACAATATCGGAGAAGGCATATTTGTGCTTCGGGGATTCCGAGTGAAGCTGGTGCAGTGGAGTCCGTTCTTTAAGAGCCAGGAGGAATGGACGGATCAGATTGAAGTAAACGAAACAAGACGGATGTATATTGCTCCGAATGCGGAGAAAAGAGAGTACAAGTGCTGGGTTCTCAAAGATTATAACACCGGAGACTGGGAGTTACAGTGGTCAAACAAATGTGTAGAGAATACCAACAATGCCGGTCCGGTTTATCCGCTGACTTATGAGAATGCAGTCGGAACAGCAGCGGAATATGCATTTATGGAAAAGGCAGAAGAGAAAGGACTGTATGATACGGATTCTTACATCGGAAACACTTGGAATCCTACCATTTGGGCAAGACAGTATTCCATTTGGGATTACATGAAAGCCTATGCCTCAGACCGAAAGCTCGAAATGCTTCTGAAGATGGACATGATTCAGTTGGTGAAAAGGAAAATGATGGCTTTGCCAATCAATCATAACTTCCGAGCAAAGAATCCCTGGGATTATCTCAGAGTGTACAAAGAAAGACTGAAGCTGATAGCATCACAAGATTCTTGGCAGTTCCTGTACTTGTCTATCTGCCAGGCAGAACGAAAGAGTGGAGAACACTGGACAGAAGAAATGATCGAGATCATGTCCTGTGCGACAGATGAAAGAAGGAGAGTGACAGATAGCATTTTCAGATGGATGACCACAAAGCAGTTTTGCAATCGTGTACAGACTTACATGAAAAGACACAGGATGCAGCTTAGAGAATGTGTTCGGTTATATCTCGATTACCTGACTATGAAGGAAAACTTGGGATTCGATATGGAGAATACCATTTATCAGTTTCCGAGAGATCTTAGAGATGCACATGCCAAGGCAGTTGCCGAGAAGAATTCAAATGACTTGGCTGATAAGATTGCCATTGCCGAAAGAAAGTACAAGAACATCTGCAAAAGGTTCGAGAAAGCGAAAAAAATATACACTTACGAAGCGGAAGGCCTGTTCATCAGACCGGCAAAGAACGCAGGTGAGATTGTGGCGGAAGGCAGAGCATTGCATCATTGCGTAGGCGGAGATAATTACCTGACAGCGCACAATGAAGGAAAAGACATCATCCTGTTCCTTCGAATGAAGTCAGAACCGGACAAACCATATGTGACAGTAGAGTTGGCTCCAAACGGTCAGATCCAGCAGTGGTATGGAAAGTGTGACCGGAAAACGAATGCCAAGGTCAATGACAAGTGGCTGAAGGAGTACATCAAGACCTTAAACAAGGCAGCAGTATCAAGAGAAATGAATGCGCAGAGAAAGAAAGGAGAAAAAGTAGGATGAATGACATTGTCTATACAAAGTCATACGAGGATTACAAGCTGGAAGTCGGAACCGAACTGTCAAAGGCTTCCGAGAGCTTTGTAAGAATCGGCTATTTGTTGAAGGTGGCAAGAGATACGAACATACTTCAGGGAACCGAGTACGAAGGAAACTATGTGAAGTTTGCAGAGGCGGAATTCGGCTTGGAGAAAACACAGGTTTCGAGATTTATCAGGATCAACGACAAATTCTCGGTGAATGGGAACTCTCCGGAGCTGATAGAACAGTACAAAGGTTTCGGCACCAGGAAGCTCGGAATCATGTTAATGCTTCCAAATGAACTGAATGAGGAACTCACTCCGGACTTTACGGTAGAGGACATCGAAGAGCTGAAGAACGAGATCAAGGAAGAGGATGCGATCTCTCCGCTGGAGCAGTATGCGGAGAAGCTCGAAAACGAGAATTTCCAAAATCCGGCAGCAGAGAAGTATGAGGAATCCATCTTGGAAGGTGCTATGTTTAACATCCTGAGAGAAAAACCGGACCTGTTTGTGGACCTGGCACAAAACAGAGACAAAATCCTGAAGATACTGGCACCGATTAAAGAGCAGACATACATCACGAGAATCTCCGGTGTCGGAAGAGTCATGGTAATCTTCCATGAAACGGAAGTAGCAGTCGTGAATGCAAGAACTTCCGAGAAGGCCAAATATCCGCTGAAAGAGGCAGAGCAAATGGTGATTGACATTCTTGATCTGTCAGGAGAGGACGATCCGAAGGAATTATATGCCAAAGTGATCGGAGTTCCGTTCCCGGAAGAACCAAAAGTCGAGAAAAATGAGTCTAAGGAGATAAAAAAGCCGAAAAAAGACTCCGTTAAAACCACAGATGGAGCTAAGAGAATACAGAATGGAGCAAAAGATGCCAAGAAGAAACAATCAAAGAAGGCAGCAGCCGCTAAACACGAAGAGACTGATGAAGGAAATGAGACCGACAAAACCACATTGGCAGCAGGAGAAACCAAAGTGGAAGATCTTCAGCAGGAAGGATGTACTGGAGAGAATAAGCTACTTGGAGAAACGGATCTCGGAGGAACTGAAGGAGAGTCATTACCACTTGGAGCTGTCGAGACATTACCTGGTGAAGGTGCAGGAGCTGCAAGCGGAGAAGGAAGCACTTCAGGAACTCCTGAACGGAACAAATATACCGGAAAGCTGGAACAGTTAGAGTACAGCATTGGAAAGCTGAAGAAGGACATTGCAGCGAAGGACGGAGTCGGAATGGCTGCGGCAAGTTGGCTGAAAGATTCACTGGAGTCAGCAAGACTGATTGAACAGTGCATCCAAATGGTTATCAAAGAATTAGAGAAAGAACAGAATTGGAGGGAAATCGAATGAAAGTACAGACAGGATATTGCAGATTCTGCGGTCAGGCAATCGCAATTGAATCTTCGAAGGAACTGACGGATGAACAGCTTGTGGAAGAAGCGAGCTTCAGATGTACCTGCCCGGAAGCGCAGAGTAAAAGAAAACAGGAGGAAAGCAAGCGGATCGGAATGGATGCCGTACAGACTCTGTTCGGAGACATGAGAGAGATTGCGGAATACCTTAGAGACGGAGTGGAGCTCCTGACATCGGGTTACATTGGTTCCATCACGGTGGACACAGGTTCGGGAATACAGGCAAAGCTGAAGGCAACAGCCAAGGGAACCGTAAGAGTTACGAGAATCGAAAAGGAAAAGAGGGAAATGGAATGAAAAGCATAATGCAGGACGACAAGAGCCGTTGCTATATTTGCGCAAAGATTTACGGAAGGACAACAATACAGCGAGGATTGGAAGAGCATCACATTTTTCCGGGGAATAACCGGAACAATTCGGAGAAGTACGGTTTGAAGGTGTATTTGTGTCCGGAACACCATCAGTTTGGAGAGGATGCGGTTCACAGAAATCCGAATGAAGGCTATGACCTGTTGCTCAAGCAAATCGGTCAGGCAAGGTTTCAGCAGGTTCACAAGGATTTGGACTTTGTGTCCATATTCGGAAAGAACTATCTGAACATTGGAGCTGAAGAACATACTTAAGTAGCTACTTAAGTAGTGAGCAAGAAAGAGCAAACATCACGGAAATAAAGAAGGGCCGGTCAAGCTCTCTCCGGCCCGGAAGGAGGAAGAATGGAAATCAATGAAGTATATGCGTTCTTCGGCAGACCGAGGTTACACGAAAACAAGATCAAGCGGATTGAAGTGACATTGGAAGAATTGCGGAGTTGCCTTCTTCCAGGTGCAATCAGATACGACAAGGAAAAGGTGGACAGCTCTCCAAAAGACAGCATGGCAGATGTGTTTGCGAGAATAGATGAATTGGAGCGAGAACTGGAATCCGAGAGAGAAAACAAGAAATGTGCCATATTGGAGATTGACAGAGCATTGATGCAGGTTCCGGAAGGACCATACAAGACCATGTTGGCGGAGTATTACATCGGAAGGATCTCAATCGACAAGATTGCAGACGGAATGGGAGTCTCAAGAAGGCATTGTTTCAGGATTAAGAAAAAGGCAGTGGAGACATTTGCAGAGATTATGAACAGAAAGGAGAACAATGGGAGTTGATTGGCTGGTAGTTTTAATCATATTGGCAGCAGGGCTGTCGATGTTCATAATTTGGAGAATCATAATCGAGATAATCTACGAGGAGGACAAAGAGAATGAAGATGGAATTCGACATAGAGACGAAGGAGACAGATGATTACGATTGCCAGTGTACAGAAGATTGCAGCAAATGCAAGAATTATGACTGTTCCTGGAGAGAGGAGTGGACAGATGGCACTGATTCTTAAAATTGCGTTGATCGTGCTGGCAGTAGTATTAGGGCTGAGTATATTTGATGCCATTCTGATTGGTTTGATCTACCTGGCAAGGTTTGGATTTAAGAGGAAGGAAAGTGAGAAAGAAGAATGAGCAGACTTGAAGAAAATGGACTGGTTATTGGTGAAATGTCTAAAAGAGCGGAACTCAAACCAAATGGGACTTATGAAGAAATTGTAACATTTCAGTTAGGTGCAATCGCTACAATGCTTACAGATATATCCAAAAGCCTTGCAATCCTTGCAGATAAGGCAGAAAGTGAGGAAGAATGAGCAACAGAACATGTGCAGTTCTTATAATATTCATGGTTACAATGTCACTTCTCCCGTGGGCACATATTTTAGGAATGCTAATTGCTTATAAGATAGACGGATAAGCGGAAAGGAAAGAAAAAATGATAAAGCTCTCAATCATAATTCCGGTGTATAATGCAGAACCATATATCCATGAACTGATTGACTGCCTGGCTCATCAGATCACAGAAGAAATCGAAGTGATTTGTGTTGATGATGGCAGCAGGACTCCGTTTGTTTCGACAGATGAAAGAATCAAATGCATCCGTCAGAGCAATGGAGGAGTCTCAAAGGCAAGAAATACAGGCCTGGCAGCAGCGAAAGGAAAGTATGTGGCATTTATTGATGCAGACGACATGGTCTCCGAGGATTATATACAGACGATTCTTGCCAAAATCAAAGAGGAACAGTTCGATTACTGTTATTTGTCATGGAGAACCTTCGGAGGCGGATGGAATTATAAAGTGGAGCTGAAAAGCATCCAGGACAAATTTCCGGAGTTCAATCTCTGTGTTTGGAACAGAATATACAAAAGAAGCATGATTGGAAATGTCCGGTTTAACGAGGCGAAAAAGATTGCAGAGGATGCACAGTTCATCCGAGAGGTCAAAGAGGAAGGCAAAAAGAAGGCATTCATTTCGAAAGCATTGTATTTTTACCGGACTGGACATGGAGGAAACCTGACGGAGCGATTCACAAAGGGTGAAATCGACACAAAGCGGTATGTCTATTACTTCAAGCACATCACGAATGATATGGAGTGGCTGATTCCGGAGATTACGGAGAGAGACAAAGAAGCAGAAGTCATTGTAATGACAGAGAAGAACGATCTCAAAGAGCTGGAGCAGATTACAATGGTCATTCCGCCAAGAAAAATCAAAGGCCATAAACTTTGCGGAGAACGGACGGAACTGTTCCAACAGATTCCAAAGCCGATTGTAACACAGGTGGTCATTTACATTGGCAATTCACAGGCCATTGGCGGAGTGGAGACATTCATTTATAACTTCTGCAAGCAGATGCACAAATATTATGACATCATGGTGATCTATTCAGATCACATGGATGCATTGCAAATTATGAGGCTTGCGGAAATGGTTCCGGTTATGCGGAATCCGATGAAAACCATCATTTGTGATACCGTAATAAATCAGAGAATCACAGACGATATTCCAAGCAACATCCGGTACGGAAAGAAAGTGCAGATGTGCCATACCTGCCAAATGGCAGCAGCCGGAAAATATCACTACACCATCAAGAAGGGCTGGGATGAACTTGTATTTGTATCACAAGTGGCAGCAGAATCATTCAAAGACCAGGCACAAAAATACAGAGTGATTCCAAACCTGACGGAAGAAGAAAAGCCGAAAAAGACACTGATGTTATTGTCAGCGCAAAGAATGACCTACGAAAAAGGAGAGCGAAGAATTATTCAGCTTGCCAAGAAGATGCACAAAGAAGGGATTCCGTTCCTGTGGTTGATCTTCACTTATGAACCACTCACGAAAATGGTACCGGGAATTGTGATAGTCAAGCCGACTCTGGACATCAGATCCTACATGGAGAGAGCAGATTATATTGTAGCTTTGTCAGACATCGAGGCTTTTGGATATACCATAGAGGAAGCTATGGAGCTTGGAGTTCCGGTTCTGACAACACCAATCTCGGTTCTTCCGGAGCTTGGTTTCAAGGAAGGAATACATGGATGGACAGTACCGTTTGAGACAGAAGAGGCAGATGTAAGAAAATATTATGAGGAAATTCCGACACCGGTTCCAAAGAAGAACAAAAACAAAGAGATCCGAAAGCAATGGAAGGAGATCCTGGGAGATTCCAAACCGAAACATTCCTATGTACCGGACAATGAGTTCATCACAGTGAGAATCAACAAAGGATATGGAGACATAGAACTTGGAAGGTTCCTGCAAAAAGGTGAGGTGGTCAGAATGAGGAAAGAACGAGCTATGATAATCATGAACCTTGGATATGCCGAAAAGACTGAATGAATTGCCATTTTCAACAAACGCATGATGTCAAACACATATTGTGAAACATGTCATTGAATGTCACACAAGTGTTATGTTAATCTTAAGTTGGGAATTGGTGATAAGCCAAAACCTTTTGATCTCGCTGCCGAGATTCAGACTTGGAATTCAGATACCTGGATTCCTCCGAAATAGGCCTGGGCATTTGCTCAGGCCTTTGGTGTGTATATGGCAAGAACATTTGCAAAGAGCTTTTACAATTCCAAAGAATGGGAGCAGGTAAGGAATGCAGTGTTGATGCGTGACTGCTATCTGTGTACCAAGTGTGGAAAGCCGGCAGAAGAGGTGCATCACATCATTCATCTGTCACCGAAGAACATTGACGATCCAAACATCACAATGAACATGGACAATCTGACCAGCTTGTGTAAGGACTGTCACTTTGAAGAGCACAGAGGCGAGCATGGCAAGGGCAGGGAGGCCAAGGAACAGATGACTGCTCGGTATGAGTTTGACGAAAACGGTTACTTGGTCGAAGTTGCACCGGTGCAACAGGAAGATGGATGATCCCCCTGTATTTTTCCAAAAATAGAAGCACCGGGAGACCGTTGGGGCGGCCCTTCCTGGAACTGACTGAACAGGCGCATGGGGGTGTAGTCACAAAATTCGTAAAATTTTTGTAATAAATTCAAAAAAGGGCTGATGTTTATGAAAAGAGCAAGATTTTCTGCGAAAAAAGAGCAAAAAAAGTTAAAATTGATTGTTTCACAGTTGCCGGAGGAGTTGGCTCAGATCACGGAAGGGTTGGTCGAGGATGCATCCTTCATGGCGGAGCAGCTGGAGATCCTCCGGGCACACATCGACAAGAACGGATGGTCGGAGACTTATCAGAACGGAGCGAACCAGCATGGTAAGAAAACATCGGTGGAGGCTGACTCCTACATCAAGATCCAAAAACAATACTCGGCTGTAATTAAGCAGCTGACAGATTTGCTTCCCAAGAATTCCGAAGTTTCCGGAGCAGCGAAAGAGATCATGGAATTTGTTGGAAGCAGTAGGACAAGATGAATTACCCGAAGCAATACCTGGAAGCCATTCAATCCGGTGAGGAAGTGGTTTCCGACAAGGTCCGCAAGGTGTACGAGAGGGAAGTAGGATGGATGTCAGAGCCTCCGGAAGATTTTCCGTTTTACTTTGACGAAGATGAAGGCCTCCGTCACATCGAGTTCATTGAAAGATTCTGTAAGCACTCCAAAGGCAGGTTTGCCGGAAAGCCGGTCCTGTTGGAATTGTTCCAAAAAGCGAAGATCCAATTGTTCTTCGGCTGGCGGAATAAGGAGACCGGGTTCAGACGGTTCCGGGAGGCTTTCGATCTCAGAGGACGGAAATGCGGTAAATCGACAGAAACGGCAGCAGTCGAGTGGGATGCGCTGGTGAATGACAAAGAGCAAGGTCCGGAAGTTTACTGTACAGCGAACAAGAAGGATCAGGCTGACATCATCTACCAGGAATGCGTAAATATGCGCTTGCAGTCTCCGGCACTGAAGGCCATTACCAAAAAACGGCAGTCAGACATTTATTGTGATTATAACTTCGGCAAAATCAAATGCCTGGCATCCGATACATCGACAATGGACGGTTTGAATCCGTCTTTTTTTAGTTTGGACGAACTCCATGCCATGAAGAATTCACAGCTTTATGATGTCATGGTGCAAGGCCAATCCATGAGAGATCAGCCGATTGCATGGCTGATTACCACAAACGGAATGGTCAGAGAAGGGTTCTTTGATTCCCATTATGCCTACGCAGAGCAAGTGGCAATGTGGACAGTTCAGGACTATACATTCCTTCCGTTGTTGTACGAGTTGAACAACAGGAATGATTGGCAAGATCCGAAGCATTGGGCGGAAGCAAATCCGGGGCTTGGAAAGATTAAGAGCATCAAGACCTTGGAACAGTTTGTAGAACGAGCCAAAAGTGATCCGAGCTTCCTTCCGACCGTCATGACGAAGGATTTCAACAAGCCGGAAACACAATTTGCTTCCTGGCTTACTTTTGAAGAGCTTGTGAACGAGGAAACCTTCGAAATCGAGGAAGTTTCCAAGAGTTATGCAGTCGGTGGATGCGACTTGTCAGCTGTGGGCGACTTAACATGTGCGACATTGTTGATCCGGAAGCCGAACAACACAAAGGTGTATGTGCTTCAAAAGTATTTTATTCCGCAGTCAAAGCTCGATTATTTGGATAAGACAAAATCCAAAGAAGCTCCGTACAAATTGTGGGCGGAGCAGGGTTGGCTGCGTATTTGCGAAGGAGCCCAGGTCAATTATTCGAATGTGACCGAGTGGTTCATTGAAATGGTCGAGAAGTACGACATTCGGCCGTTGTGGGTGTGCTATGACCGAGCACTTTCCGGTTATTGGGTACCCGAAATGGAAGAATATGGTTTCGACATGGAGAAAACGGCACAGGGGCCGTTCACATGGAACCAGCCAATGCGAGAAATGCAAGCAGCATTCCATGAACACAGAGTAGTTTATAACAACAATCCGATCTTGCGCTGGTGCCTTGCCAACACCGGAAAGAAATCCACCAAGACGGACTCCATTGAAATGATACAGCCGGTAAAGATACAGGCAAACAGACGAATTGACGGTATGGTGTCTCTCCTGAATGCCTGGGTTGGATATGTGAAGCATTATGACGAATACATACCGTATGTGAGGTAAAGAAAAATGGGATTTTTTCAAAATCTGTTTAAGTCGATCATGAAAGACAAACAGCAGACACAGGCTTACACACAATTTAAGGAACTTGGAACCTTCAAGTCATATTTTGGTTCTTTTGGCAATGACATCTATGCTTCAGACGATGTAAGAGCATGCGTTCGTGCGCTGGCAGAAAATACATCAAAGGCAAATCCGAGATCTACGGTCAAGAACATTGAATATCTGCTTGGCCTTCGGCCGAATAAGTTCATGAATGGAAAAGACTTCCTGGAGAAGCTGCGAAACATCCTGGAAGTGAAAAATACGGCATTTGCATTCATTGACCGAGATGAAAAAGGCAATGTGATTGCCATCTATCCGGTGCCGTATCAGAGCTTTGAAGCAGTCGAGTATAAAACGAGGCTGTTTGTGCAGTTCCAGTTTTCCGGTACGGCAGCACAGAACCTGACGGTTCCCTGGGAAGATTTGGTGGTTCTTCGAAAGGATTATCTGAATTCCGACATTGCCGGAGAGAATAACCTTCCATTGCTCGGAACTTTGGATGTTATCGGAACAATGGACAAGGGCTTGCAGAACGCAGTCAAGAGCACAGCGAACCTGCGAGGCATCCTGAAATCCACCAAGGCCATGTTATCTCCGGAAGCACTGAAGGAAAACAGAGATCGGTTTGTGTCGGATTATATGAATATCAGCAATCAGGGCGGAATTGCTTCCCTGGATGCGACTCAGGAGTTCAAAGAGATTAACTTAAAGCCGACAACGGCAACAGCCGAGGAAATGAGTGATTTCCGTGAGCGAGTATATAGGTATTTCGGTGTAAACGAGAAGATCATCAAATCAAATTACTCAGAATCAGAGTACGATGCATTCTACGAAAGCAGAATCGAGCCATTCCTTGTGGCTTTGAGCTTGGAACTGACCTACAAGATCTTCACGGAGCGAGAAAGAGCATTCGGAAACAAGATTTGGTATGAATCGAACCGTTTGCAGTTTGCATCCGCCAAAACCAAGATTTCGATGGTTCAGTTGGTGGATCGTGGACTTATGACTCCAAACGAATATAGACAGTTGTTCAATATGGCACCGTATGAAGGCGGTGACGAATTTGTTTTACGACTTGATACAGCCAAAACAGGAGACACAACAGAAGCCGGAAGGCCGGCAGAAAGTGAGGATGAAGAAGATGCCGTATAGAGAAGAACGAGAATACAGAAACATGCCCATGATGGAAACAAGGGCAGCAGGAGAAGGCGAAGAGCAGTCTTTTGTTGTGGAAGGATATGCCACTACATTTGAACCATACACACTGTTTGAAATGGACGGAATTCAGTACAAAGAGCAGATCATGCCGGATGCGTTTGAAGAGGCAGACCTGACGGATGTCATTTTCGTCAAAGACCATGAAGGTACCGTATTTGCAAGAACCAAGAACGGTTCCCTGACCTTAAGTGTGGACAATCACGGACTGATGTCCAGAGCGGACCTTGGAAGAACTTCCGCAGCAAGGGAAATGCACGAAGAGATTGAAGCAAAGATGTACACGCAGATGTCATTTGCATTCACTGTGGCAGAAGATGCTTACGATGTAGACCAGCACTTGAGAAAGATTCTTAGAATCAAAAAGCTCTATGATGTGTCAGCGGTATCATTCCCGGCAAATCCGGGTACAGATATATCAGTGGCGACTCGATCTCGGTTTGATGGATTTATCGAACAGGAGAAAGCGGAGAGACTTGCAAAAGAGGCAAAACTGGCAGCAGCAAGAGAAAAATACTTCTACGAAAGGAGCAAAAAACAATGGAATTGAAAGACATGACATTGGCTGATGTTGAAGCCAGGCTCGCTGAAATTGACGGTTTGGTAAAAGCATCCGAGAACGAGGAAGAAATCAGATCCTTTACCGAGGAAATGAAGGAACTCGAAGCTCGCAAGGTAGAGCTGAAAGACCTTGAGGAAAGAAAAGAAGCAGCAAAAGAAATTCAGGAAGGTAAGGCTTCCGTAACGACAGTTGAAGAAAGAAAAGGAGAAGAGAAGATGAAAGACATAAAAGAATTCAGAAATTCCACAGAGTATGTTAATGCATTTGCAGAGTTCGTTAAAACCGGCAATGCAGACGAATGCAGAGCACTTTTAACTACCAATGTTGGTGAGGCTGGAACCATAGCAGTTCCCGATTTCGTATACGATCAGATCAAGACTGCGTGGGATCGCAACGAGATCCTTCAGTTAGTTCCTCGTGAGGAAGTTCCCGGAAACCTTCAGGTTCAGTTCGAAATCAGTGGAACCGATGCAGTTGTTCATGACGAAGGTTCCGGTGCAGTTGCAGAGGAGACCTTAGTTCTCGGTATCGTTACCTTGATTCCCAAGAACATCAAGAAGTGGATTTCCGTTTCCGATGAAGTTATGGGCTTAAGAGGACAGGCATTCCTGGATTACATCCTTCGTGAACTGAATCACAAGATCATGAAGAAGACAGCAGACGAACTCGTTGGAAAGATTGCAGCTCTTCCTGATACCGCAACGGCAACGACTCCTTCTGCAGGTGTTGTAGCATCCGCTCCTGCTGTTGGTACCGTAGCAGCAGCAATGGGTGAGCTTTCCGATGATGCAGCTAATCCGATTGTTATCATGAACAAGAAAACTTGGTCCGCATTCAAGGCAGCTCAGTATGCAGCTCAGTATGCTGTAGATCCTTTTGAAGGACTCACTGTTCGTTACAACAATTCCCTTCCTGCATACGCAGATGCAAGCGAAGGCCAGGTTTACATGATCGTTGGCGATCTTGGCTATGGTGCACTTGCAAACTTCCCGAACGGATTCGTTCCTACTTACAAAGTGGATGAACTCACTCAGAAGAAATCTGACCTTGTTGAGATCCTTGGCAAGTTGTTCGGTGTTGCTGAACCTGTTGCTTGCAAGGCATTCGCACTTGTAACCAAGCCTGCTCAGATTTAAGGAGGTGCACTATGAAGGCGACCGTAATCAAGACATATATTGATAAATACACCGGAATGCAGTGCACTGCCGGAGAAATCATTGAGTGTGCAGCGGACAGAGGCCGGTTCCTGGCGGAAAAAGGTTTTGTAAAAATAGCTGATGTTGAGAAAGCGGAGCCGAAAGCACCTGTTGAGACGAAGGCAGAAACGAAGCCGAAGCCGGTGAAAAAAGCACCGGTTAAGACGACAAAGAAAAAAGAGTCAAGGTAATCCTTGACGAAAGGAGTTACCGATGGCACTTTTGGACGACATTAAGTTATATCTTCGCATAAGCCATAATCTCCTGGATAACGAAATACAGACTGTAATTACTTCTGCTCGTGAGGAACTCAAACGAGCAGGAGTGAAAGCAGCTGTTGCGGAATCGCAGGAACCTGCATCCAAGGACTTGGTAGAACAGGCAATCAAGACTTATGCAAAAACATATTATGCGGAGCCGAAAGAGGCAGAAATGTTTGCTGAATCCTTCAAATACCAGTTGGATAATTTGCGGAAAACTTATCCGGAACCGGAGGAGGTGAGTTAATGTTTGACGAAGCAATCTACTTGCGAACTGAAACAGAGACCACGGACAAATACGGAGATCCGGAAAAGACAATCACGGAAAGACAGGTATTTGCACAGGTAAAAAGCATTTCACAGACGGAATTCTATCAGGCACAGGCTATTGGCTTGAGGCCGGAGATCAAGTTTGTGATTGCTGACTTCTATGATTACCAGGGAGAGCAGACATTGAAGTACACTCCATTTGGCGGAACTCCGCAGATATATGAAGTCATTAGGACATACAGAACCAAGACAAACCTTGAAATTGTATGCAGAAGAGGTATTGAATGAGTGCTCCGAAATCTGTTGTCAAAGTTAAAAACGGTAATGTGGAATACACATCCAATGTAGATGCAGCGCAGTATTACATCTTTGAGTTGAGCAGGGCAGCATTGAGAGATGTTGGCAAGTTCGTCAAAGCAAAGTGGAAAGAAGCTCTGTATGAGCATTTCGACCGCAAAACCGGCAATGCCGGAAAAGCGACAACTTACTCCGTTGTGTCAGGAAAAAACACAAAATACCCAAGAGTCGAGATCGGTTTGAAAAACAAAACGGTCAAAGGCTTTTACTCCTATTTTCAGGAATTTGGCAGCAGTCAGACACCAAAATTGGGATTACTTTCCAATGCGGTGGAGGATAACATTCCGACAATCATCGAGATCGAGTCGAAATATCTGAGTGGATTGGAAAGCGAAGCACAAGCACTTTCCATGATAAGTGAGGAAGAGTATGAGGACGAATGACCTTAAGGAATTGGTTCAGACCAAATTAAAGACATTGACACCGAATGTTTATCATGAAATAGCCAACGAGAAGAAGCTATATCCGCATGTTGTATTTACATTCCGGAGAATAGACCTTCAGGATCTTTCCAGGCAGGATTACATCCTGGAAGTGGATGTTTGGGATTTCAACGAAAATGACAAGACGGAAGTTGTTGATGATCTTACGGATTCCGTAGAAAATCTGCTCCAAGGGGAAAACATTCCGCAGGAAAATGTTTTGCCGACATTCTACTTGATAGACAGACGAAACATCTTAGATGAAAACAAGCACATCAAACACAGACAGGTACAGTTTCAAGTACAAAATTATGAAAGGTAGGATAAGCCATGAAAATCAAAGGAACAGGCGCAGTCACAAGTGCTGATTTCAAAGAAGTGAAGTGGGTAGGAACTACCAAGGGCGGAAGCGCATGCACAATCAAAATCACGGATGCCATGAATATGGGTAATATTGAATGGCAGTATGCTGAGAAGAATGATGTGGTTCCGAACATTGAGTTTACTTCCTGCTATGACAACACGGACGAAGCATCCACCAGTACAGAAGAGACCTGGTCAGTCGAAGTTGACGGAACCTTAACCGGAGCTGCTCAGATTCTTCTGGGAGCCGGAAGGCTTTATGTGGATAATAACTTGATTGCACTCTCAAGAGGCGGTGGACAGTTTACCGTAGAGAGAGAATTCAGAAACATCAATGCAGATGGAGACAGAGGCCCGGTGAAGGGAAGAGTTGTATGCGAAGGAGCTACAGCTAAACTTTCCATGAATGTTCTTACAATGCTTGGCAATGTACAGAATCTGTATTCTTGTATTGAAGTATCAGCATAAGAACAAAACACAAATCAATGAAGGAGTGCAGGGGATTTCCTCTGCACTCTTTTTTATTTTACGGAGGAAAAAGGTATGAGAGGTTTGGAAACAAGAGATGTATTCGCACTGGTGCGTTTAATTGACGAAGTGGGAATCAAAGACGAAATGAAGGAATTGGTGATGTCAAAAGACAAGATTGAGGACATTACCCAGGAATCCTTTGGATATGACTTAATTTGGACACTGATTTCCGGTGCTTCCAAGAAGAATGCAGAAGAAGCTCTGTATGAGTTCTTTGCAGGAATCATGGAGATCGACAAAGAAGAGATCCGGCACATGGAGCCGACTCAGTTCATTGAATCTGTTATCAAGATCGCAGATGTGGAGAAGTGGAAGAATTTTTTTACCTATGTTGCCAAGCAGATGAAGTCAAACTAATCGACTTGGTTTTACGCAGGTACCACTCACTTGACTGCATGAAGGTGCTGAGCTTCGAACAGTTCATGAAACTGTTGCTTTTGGCACTGGAAGAAGAACGAAAACAAAACTTCCGGGAAGAGTGGCTGGCACTCATTCCGACAATGGTCATTACAGGCCATTACATGAAGTTTGAAGAATATTACGACACCGTCACATTGAAGAATGTGGATATGAGACCGACAGAAGTCATTATGGCAGAAATTGACGAAGCGCATGAAAAAGTAAAGGAAAAGAAAAATGGCACTTGAGATATTCAAACTTGTTGGTTCGGTATTTGTAGATACAGACAAAGCAAACGATTCATTACAAAAAGTAGATAAAAGTGCAAGCAAAGTGGCTGAAGGATTCGGCAAAGCCGGAAAGACCATTGCCGGAGTTGGAGTAGCCATCGGAACAGCCGTTGTTGGTGCCGGAACCGCTATTGTTGGAATGGCAAATGATACGGCAGAAATGGCAGATACCATTGACAAAGCATCCATCCGTATGGGAATCGGTGCAGAACAGTATCAGGAGTTGGCTTATGCTGCAAGTCAATGTGGAGTAGAAATGTCCACAATGGAAGGTGCAGCCAAGAAGCTCGAAGGCACCGGCATGAACTTTGATGATGCCATCAATTCCATCATGGAACTTGGAACCGCAGAAGAGAGATCGGCAGCAGCTGCTGACCTGTTTGGAGAAAAGATTGCATATCAGTTGTCACCGTTGATTGAACAATCGGGAGACGATTTTGAAGGCTTAAAGCAAAGAGCGCATGATCTTGGCATTGTTATGTCAGATGAAGCTGTCAAATCCGGTGTTGCTTACGGAGACATGAAAGCAGACCTTGAGAAGTCGTTTAATTCGTTGAAAACGACCATTGGCTCTGCGGTAATGCCGGTATTGACAAAACTGACCGAAAAACTTGTTGATTTTATGCCAACAATTCAAAAATTGATGGACAGGCTCGGTCCGCTGGCGGCAGATTTTATAGACAAGTTTTTGCCGCCTTTATTTGATTTGGCAGAACAGTTATTACCTGAAATTTTCAGTGCGGTAGAAGAATTATTGCCAGCATTATCGGATATAGCGAATGAGATTATACCTGTTGCGGTCGATTTGCTGAAAGAGCTTTTACCTGTTGCAATCAGCATAATCAGCGAGGTTTTACCGGTGGCGGTCGAGGTAATTCAGATGCTGACACCGATAATTCGTCAGCTGATGGAATTTTTGAGCCCTATTTTGAGCATGGTTTTGCAGCTAATCAGCCCATTATTACAGCTTGTAATGCAGATTTTGACACCCATCCTCAATTTGATAAGTTCTTTGTTAGGTCCGCTTTTAGGCCTACTTAGCGATGTTTTGAGCCCAATTTTTGGAATAATCGGTCAATTATTAGGCCCGCTGACATCTTTACTGAGTTTGATTTTAGAGCCACTTTGCCAAGTTTTAGAAATCCTTTTGACTCCATTGGTCGAATTGCTTGATTTCATACTTCCACCGATTTTCGGACTTGTAGAAAAATTCTTTAGTTGGGCAAGCCCTTACCTTGAAGTTTTCTTCGAGTTTTTAGGTCAGGCCGTTGAGGACATGATAGATTGGTTCAGCGAGGGCGGCCTGACAGGGGTATTCAAGAAATTCGGAGATTTCTTCAAAGGACTCTGGGAAGGCATCGCAAGTGTATTCAAAACAGCTGTTAATTTTATCATAAAGGGAATCAATACCCTGATTGAAGGACTTAATAAGATTAAGCCTCCACAGTGGCTGACAGATTTGACCGGGGTGACCGGAGTAAATCTAAATCCGATTCCGCTCCTGGCAGAAGGTGGAGACATTCAGGCAGCAGGTAAGGCAATAGTTGGTGAAGAAGGGCCGGAACTCTTAGATCTTCCAAGAGGAGCGAGAGTGACTCCGTTAAGATCAACAGAAGGAGCAGGTACAGGATTTTTTGATTATGACAAGTTGGCAAATTCTTTGGTGCTTGCGCTTCAGAACAGCGGATTTGGCAAAATTACCATTCCGGTAATGTTAGGAGACGGTACCGTGGAAAATGTTGTGGTTAATGCTCTGAACAGAGCAAATTACAAGTCAGGAGGAAGATAAATGTCACTGAAGAATTATCCAATCAAGTTAAACGATGTTGTTCTTCCGTTCTCGGACAGTTTATGGAGTGAAGATTACTCCAATATTCAGAATGTAAATACGAGTGAAGTTGGAACAGACATTGTACAGTATACGAGGCTTGGGAAACTGAGCCTCAAATTGTCATTTACTTTGTTTGCATCATGGATTCCGATCTTTGAAGGATTTGCATTTGGCGGAGAAACAATCATGGTGAGCCTCTTTGATAAAACATCCGGAGGATATAAAGTTCGGGAAATGAGAATGGACAAGTATTCAAAAAAACCGGTTGAACGGTCAGAACTGCTTGAAAATATGGATGGAATGTGGAATTTTTCTTTCACATTGATTGAGATGTAGGAGTAAACATGTACAAATATCTTGCAGATGCAAAAAAGAATATGCAGAAGGCAGAAGTAAGCGGAACAATCGGGAGTCTTACTTTTACCGGAGAAGAAATCGACAGAAACTCTTTCAAGTTAATCAATCAGTGCTGCAATGAATCTGAGTTCAAATTCGGTGGAGTATTCATCGGTGAACTGGATGTGAAATTCATCAATAGCAAACTGAACATCGAAAGAAACGATTGGATTGGTTTGGAAATTGCTCCTGTGGTAACGATTGAAGATGAAACCATTCCATTGGGAGTCTACATTGTAAACTCCGCAGCACATTCACAGAACATCGTCACAGTGAAAGCCTATGACAGAATGAGTAAATTCGACAAGGCAGCAGCTGTTTCCGAGAACATGAACGGAACCACATACGATTGGCTTAACTTGGCCTGTATGGAGTGCGGTGTTCCGCTCGGAATCACAAGAGCAGAAGTCGAACAATTACCAAATGGAAATCAAAACTTTGTCCTGGGAATTTTAGGCGATATTCAGACATGGAGAGATGTTCTATATTGGCTGACGGTGAGTTGTGGGTGTTTTGCCACAATGGATCGCTTTGGACAATTAACGATCCGACAGCATGGAACTGATCCGGTTGATACAATTCCGGCTCAGATAAGATTCAATGCATCCTCATACGGAGATGAAATCGTAAAGTATACCGGGATGAATGTAGTGGTTCAGTCAGATCAGACGGTTGAGTATTATGCAAACGAACCTGACACCGAATACTCGATGAATTTAGGAACAAATCCATTCTTCCAGGGAACCAAAGCTCAGAGGCAGGTTTACATGAATAATCTGCTGACAGTGCTTCCCAATATAGAATTTGTTCCTTGTGCAGTAAGTATTCCGTTTGGTTTCCATTATGATCTTGGAGATGTTCTGCATTTTCCGGGAGGATATGGAAACGCAACAAATAAGTTCTGCATAATGTCTTACAATTTCACTTTGAATGGAGCCAATCAGATCAAAGGCATTCCTACTCCGACAAAATCCATGAGTAAGGAAGAAAAAGACATTCAAGGTCTATTAAATAAGACAAGTACAAACGAATTTCAGGATTACGAACAGAAGAACACAAAGGTCATTGAGATTGGAGACGGAGAAGAAAAACGAATTGCTTCCGTAAGACTGGCAAGTAACAACAACACAAAAGCTCTAATCAATCTCGAAATTGACCTGGAAGCACAGGCGACTACGATTTCGGACACAATAGATGTAGAAGTAGTTGAAGATTATGAAACCGGTGATCTCTCCGGTTCGGCAAGCGGTGATGATATATTCCGATTGGTTAGCCAAAGCGAAACAAAAGGTATTTTCCGCTACATGGTCAATGGAGTGGAAACAGCTCTAAAACCAATTGAACAATACACGGACGGAAACCACATCACGCATTTGATGTATGTCTTGCCTTTGGAACAGGGTATTGCAGCACAATTTGATGTTTACCTAAAAGCTGAGGGCGGAGATTTGGAAATTCCGGTTGGCGGAGCATGGTTCTATGGCTCAGGTCGTGGTTTAGTTGGTGACGGTCGTTGGGATGGCCTCATTAACCTTGAAGAGCCTGCGGATAGCTGGAACATGATCGAAATTGCATTCAGCAATGCAAGCGATACTGTATCAGTTATGCTGGATGAACCGATTTCGATTCAGATTACCGATAATGCAGCGGAATGGGCAATGGTAGAAATCAACTATGCAAATGCCGGTGATTCCGTAATAATTAACATGTATTCAATGAAATTCTCATTGATTACGGAAGCAGAAGAGCCGTTCATCACAGAAGATGGAGATGTAATGGTAACGGAATACGATATAGAGTAAAGGAGAAAAAAATGGCAGAGAAAAAGTTTAGCGAATTACCAAGCGCAGCAAGTTTGACAGGAAATGAACTCGCAGCCTTGTCGCAAATGCAAAGCGGATCACTTGCATCAGTAAAATCGACACTTCAGGCGATTGCAAACTGGTTTGCAGTTTATGCACAGTACACAACAGCTTTACAGACTACGGACAAATCCATTGCCGGAGCGATTAACGAGTTGAAGCAGTTGATCTCACTCATTCCGCAGTTTTCGATTGAAGTGGTTGAGGAATTGCCGACAGAGGATATTTCCGATACGACAATTTATTTGGTTCCGGCAGAAGATCCGGAAGTTGGCAATTATTATGAGGAATACATTCATGTCAATAGTATTTGGGAACTTTTAGGAACTACGGCTGTTGATTTGAGTGGATATTACACAAAACTCGAAGTAGATGGATTGTTGGCGACCAAGGCGAGTGTGGCAGAAGTGGCATTGAAGGAAAACAAATCAGATATGCCGACAGATGTCCGCTCGATAATCAAGGACTGCAAGACGCCCAAATCTGCCACGATTACGAATGGAATTGCACAGTTTGATTGTATCGAGGAAAATTTGGTTAAGGGGCTTAAACTCACAATGAACCCTATTCAAGACCTTCACGGCTATTCTAATCCTTGGGTTGGTGGAGCAGGGAAGAATAAGTTGAATATTGACATTGACAGTTATTCAACGAGTGGAATTACTATTAGTGTAAATAATGGAGTTGTAACAACAAGCGGAACGGCAACGGCTAATACGACGATTAGCCTATTAACGAGTAGGATAAATGTATCGGACATTGGTGACACTTATAAATTAGTTGATGACGGAAGTTTTACATTTTCAACCAATCTTTATTTGAATATTAGATATTACGACAGTAATGGCTCGGCTATTTCCAATCAAGCATTGAATAGCGGAAAGAGTATGAATTTGGTTATTCCGAGCAACGCAACGACATTTATGCCTATGATTATTATTAAGAGCGGAATTACGGCAAATGGAACTATTAAGCCGATGCTTATGTTGCAAAGTGTAACTGACAATTCCTTTGCACCCTACTCCAACATCTGCCCTATTAGCGGAAGAACGGAAGCGAGTGTTACGAGGACAGGGAAGAATTTATTTGATTTTAATAGTTTTAAGAATACAGCACCATTTATACAAAGGTGTTCTTTGGCAATAAATTCAGACGGAAGCGTTACGGCTACCTCAACCTCAACGGGTTCTTGTTGGGTAGGTTGGAATGGCGACTCTGGCACACTTGGTTCTTCTGTATGGGTTATAAAAGCAAAAGATAAAATGTGCTTTTCAAGCGGTTTGAGTAATTTAACTTGGGGAGTATACGAATTGGACGAAAACAGAAATATGTTATATTCTTCAAGAGCATTTACAGACAGAGTTTACACGAAGCACGAACAAAATTCCGTATATTATGCTATTAGAATAAACATATTTGAAGCAACAAGTACGGGACAAACAAAGACATTTTATCCTCAAATCGAATATGGAGAATCTGTCACGGAATTTGAACCCTACACCGCAGAAACCAACACCCACCAATACTCCGAAACGATATACGGTGGAGTTGATGATTTCGTGAATGGTGAACTTTCTGTCGAATGGGGTTATATTGCTTCTTACGACGAAGAAACTTTGCCGGGCGAATGGATTTCAGATCGTGATGTATATGCTCCCGGTACGACACCTACAACAGGCGCAGAAGTATGTTACAAACTCGCAACTCCCACCACCATAGAAACAAGTGCGGAGGAGATTACCACCGTTTCAGGCACAAACATCATTTCAGGCACAGAACCGATTTCCGAGTGCCAATACACCGAACTCGCAACCGTTGATGATTTGATTAAGATTATAGGAGGACAATAGGAATGAGAACTTTGATGAAGCAGAACAGGTTGAGCGGATTATTCATTAAAGATGAAGCAGGAACTTTTGAAATGAACGATTTGAAACCCATGAAAATACACGGTATAACAGACATCACTCTCAAGAATGTGAAAACAGGTTTGGTGGAAAGATTCCATTCTGAAAACACCTTCCAGGCTTGGGCATTGGCAAATTATTCAAAGGAGCATGGAGCATTCCGTGTAAACAGTGGATTTGATTGGACGGAGCTTGTCGGAGGAATTTATCTGTTTAGAGATCAGATTACTGTCGGATCGGAATACATGCCTGCTGGCAACGAAATGATAGGATGCGGTTCCTATGGTGTCACCAACGCAGGAAAATGTACGGAATTTGGTTCATTCAATGGTGCCGACTCAGGTGCAACGGCAAGTGCTATCCGCCAGGTGTATGAATACAACACTTCGCAGGCCAACGGACAGATCGCTTGTGTATGTCTTGGCAACAGATATGGAGCCAAAATCGGTTACGGCTTTAAGAGTGGATATATCCAAAGCGAAAACAACATGAATCCCGGTTACAGGAACGAAAATTCCGGAAGAACAGGTGAACGAAATCAGATGTATTACAACGGTTTTGTTTACACATGGGCTGGAGTGGATGAAAACCACATAGCACATATCACAAAGACACGATACAGCGCAGATATTGGTTCGGTATTCCATGACATTTCAGGAAACGAGTTGACCTTTGACATGACAGAGGTTGGTCAGCCTTGGACGGATTTCGTAGATGCGTCACAGTGCTATTGCTTGAATGCAGGGGATGTCGGAAATGGAGTATTCAGAATAAATCCTTATGGAAATGCTTATTCAATAACTCATACGGTCGCTCCTGGTGGAACAGGTTATTATTACGAATTTGACTGTGCAAATGAAACCCTGACACTTAAAACATTTGTGAATAGTTCAAGCAGTTCATTGGCATGGACAGGAAGTGCTTGCAGATTCTTCTCTGATTATATCGTTGTAATGACAACAGACGATTATTGTTGCATTTTCAAGCAGTCAACAGGTGAGTTCTTGAGAAAATTAAAAATTGCAAGATGGTTTGGTCCCAGAGATGATAACCGTGACCTTCCTCCCAGCGAGATCGCAGATGGTTTACTTGTTTTCTTTACTGTTGAAAGCGAAGTAAGAGCAGGAGGCTCAGCGAACTCCGCAGCATGGGGAGTATATGACTGCGTTGCAGATACCGTTCGTGCCGTAGGACTTCCTTGGAGCAGTCCTGACAGACATTATGCTGTTGGCACAAGAATGAAAACGGTCGATATTTTGAAGAACGAAAGTTATGGTGGCTATGCAACAAAATTCCACAATCCGTTCTATTTGGCAACAATCAACAATCTTGAGGAAGTGGTTACCAAGACTGCGGCAAAATCAATGAAAGTAGTCTATACACTTACAGCGGAGGCATAAGATGGAAGCAATTATCATTGCAGCAATTGGAGCAGGTGCAGGGTTATCAGCGAGTGTAGTCTCGCTGGTAACCTTTTTGATTTCAAGAGCAGACAAAAAATCCTCAAAAAGAACAGCAGAATCTGACATGCTGATGGGCCTCGGACATGATCGGATTGTTTTCCTGGGTTCGGAATATGTCAAAAGAGGATATATAACAAAAGACGAATATGAGAATCTTCATGAATATCTTTACAAGCCGTATTTAGAACTTGGTGGAAACGGCACTGCTCAAAAGATCATGAATGAAGTAGAGAAGCTGGATATGAAGTAAAAACATAAAATACAATGTAAAAGGAGGGCAAATTACATGATTTTTAATGACAAAGTTTACAATGTGCTGAAATGGATCTGCATGGTAGGACTTCCGGCAATCGGAGTTCTGTGGTACACACTCGGAAAAATTTGGGGATTTTCGTACTTGGAAGAGATCAATGCAACGATTATTGCTGTTGTTGCATTCCTTGGAGCATTGTTAGGTATTTCAAACATTCGCTACAATGCGAGATTGGAGGCAGAGAATGGCAAGAGTGATAATGACCAGTAATGAGTATGTGGAAAGACTGAAGAAAATCGCAGCCAGGAAAACATATTATTCCAACAAATGTCCATATAACCTTTGTTACATCCATTCCGATGGAAGGACTTCAGCAGACTGCTGGAACCTGATTAAGGCTCTCCTGAACGGTTATGATGTCAATAATATGACCGTAGGCTATTATCAGAAGGACCTGAGCAATACCGGAGACTGCACTGTTGATGGATTGATTAAGCAGTGCACGGATGTGTCTACAAACTTTAAGAAGTTAAAGAACGGAGAACCGAGACTTCTGTACATGAAGAATCATGCTGGTTCCTATATCGGAGAAGTTCAGATTGATGGAAAACTGTACAATGTAATTGAGAGCACCGGAAGCTGGGAGCGGAAGGTGCTTTATTCATGGGTAGATCCGGACGGAACCAGGAGACATTACAAAGGAGCCATCAAGAACGGAATGTGGACCAAGCATGGAAAAATGACAGCATGGCTTGCATATACAGATTCGGAGCCTGTTGCACCGGTCCAACCTTCCAAAAACCTTGACGAAGTAGCCTTGCAGGTGTACAAAGGAAAGTATGGTAATAATCCACAGAGAAAACAAAAGCTCAAAGCAGAAGGATATACGGATGCGGAGATTAAGACCATTCAGAAAAAAGTGGATGAACTGGCAAAGGCAAACACTACGGTTCCGAAGGACGACTGTGGCATATATTACACAGTAAAAGCCGGAGACACTTTGACAGCCATTGCAAGACGGAATGGAACCACAGTCTTGAAGATCTTGCAGATGAATCCGGGAATCAAAGATCCGAACAAAATCTATGTAGGGCAAAAGATCCGTGTGAAGTAGTTTGCCCACAGATTGCCCAATGCAAATTGAATAAGCGAGAATATGACGGTATTTGAGCAATATAGACCATTGTTCGACTCCCGTCTACTCCATGAAAAGATTAAGCCTTGAAATCAGCGGTTTCTTAACAGAAATCAATGGTTCCAAGGCTTTTTTCTTTTGCATATTATTTCTCTAAAAAAATAATTATTTCGTTAAAAATATAAAAATATTGCCCACAGATTGCCCATGTTTTGTGTAATAAAATTACACATTCAATAAACCGGAGACGGAATCCGCCATTTTCTGCTTGGCTGCATCCATGTTCATGGCATGTTGGTACACAGATTTCATGACTCGATCTGTTGTCCAGCCTCCGGCCTCCAGGATCTGTTTGTCGGAGAATCCAAGTTCGTGCATGTAGGATGCAAAGAAATGACGGAGCTTGTGCAGGGAAAAGTGTGGAAGGCCAAGAAGCTGTTCCACTCGAATGAGTTCCTTGTAGATCATGTTCGGAGCTCCTTTGAATACAAATCCCTGCTTGGCTATCAGATCGCAAAGATAATCCGGCAGCAGGACCGTTCTTGTGGAGCCGGTGGTCTTGGTGGTCTTTACAATCCATTCCTTCTGTTCATTCTGAACGAGAGCCTTGTTTACAGTGCACACATTCCCTTGAATATCATTCACAGTAAGAGCGCAGACTTCGCTTCTCCGGAGTCCGAGAACTGCCAAAAGTATCGGCACTTCGTACTTAGTCCCTTTTATGGTACACAATATCTGTTTTACATCGTCTATGGTAGGAATGTAATCGTCCTTCGGCTCTGCCTGTGGCAATTGAGGACTTTTAATCTCTCCGCCATAGAATTTGATTACTCCGACCAAAAATCCGCTGAAGTTCTTTGTAGACTTCGGAGAATGGTTCCGGGCATACCGGTTCACTTCGGCTTGAAGAATGGGAAGGTTCAAATCACACACAGGAGTGTGCATAAATCGTTCACTGACAGCTTTAAGAATGGAATGGTAGGATTTAATCGTTGTAGGGGATAAAATGCTCTCTTTGGACTCAATATAGCCTTCAGCTGCATCCATAAAAGACTGATTGGTGGAATAGGACCGGAATTTGTGCTCCAAGAGTTCCCTGGCTTCGACTTTAGTCGGCTTGTGGTCCACAGTGATCCGCATTCGGTTCCGGTTTCGCATTTCGGAAATTCGGTATTTGCCTGATTTGAGCTTTTCAATTGTCATAAGGCCTCCTTATCCGATCTTAGACAAGTCGGAAGATTCTTTTTTCCTTGCAATGCCGAGAACTGCACAAACTGCAATCTTTGTGTCCTCGGATGCAGCTCGGAAAGCATCAATCATTTCGATTTCTTCAGAATTAAGCAATCTGGAAGTCAAACTGCTTCGGCCGGTAAGATAATCCATATCGACATTGAAAAAGTCAGCAATGGCATTAAGAACTTCAGGCTTAGGGTAACGAGTGCCTCTTTCGTAATGAGACAAGGCCTGTTTGGTAATACCAAGAGCAGAAGAAAGCTCTTCCTGAGTCATATCTTTGCTTGTTCTTAAATTGTAGAGTGTTTGTTTGAATTCCATATTGTGCTCCTTCCTGTGTTTAATTGAATTATAAACACTTTGTTTATGAAAGTAAACAAAAAGTTGATTTTCCATATTGACAAAAGTAAACGGAGTGTATACAATTGGACTTGTAAACGAATTGTATACAGAAAGGAGGCAAACATGAATCAGGTTTTAATAGCAAACAGGCTGAAGGCTTACAGAGGCAGTATGACACAGAAAGAAGTGGCAGATGCAGTTGGAGTTACAGCAATGGCTATTTCGCAATATGAAAAAGGCGAGCGAATTCCAAGGGATGATGTAAAGGTTAAGATCGCAAAACTTTACAACAAATCCGTTGATGAAATTTTTTTTGCGGAATAGGTATACAGAGTGTATACAAAGGAGGGGCTGATGAACAATCTAACTATTTTCCAAAAAGAAGAGTTCGGAGAGATTCGAACAGTAGAAGTGAATAATGAGCCTTGGTTCATAGCAGCAGATGTATGCCGGGCCTTAGATTTGTCAAACACAAACATTTCATTGGAAAGATTGGATGATGATGAGAAGTGTAAGTTGAACTTAGGGTTATCTGGAGGCGGAACAAATTGTGTGAATGAATATGGTTTATACAATCTCGTGCTTGGAAGCAGGAAGAAGGAAGCAAAGGATTTTAAGAGATGGATTACCCATGAGGTAATTCCGGAGATCAGAAAGACAGGTGGCTACAAATTGCCGCAGACATACCAAGAAGCATTGAGGGCCTTAGCAGACAAACAGGACGAACTGGAAAAGATGCTTCCGAAGGCAGAATTTTATGATGCAGTCATTGATTCCAATCAGGCGATTTCAATTGGTGATGCTGCAAAGGTGTTGAATATGGGAATCGGACAGAATAATCTGTTTAGATTTTTAAGGCAGCAGGGGATCCTGATGTCGGACAACAAACCATATCAGAAATACATTGATGCAGGTTATTTCCGAGTTGTTGAACAGTCTTATTTGGCAAAAGGTGAGACAAGACTCAGCTTTAAGACGATGGTATATCAGAAAGGTTTGGATTTCATCCGAAAGAAAATAAGGAAAGAGGAAGAACTGTATGGATAAGGTCACAAAATACAATCTATTTCCAATTCAAGGTGCAGAACCGATAGACAGCACATTTACCAGGCGAAACAAACTTTGCATGGTTCCGGACATTGACTTTGACTTCAAAGAGGGAATGATCTGCAAGAACCAATTATGGGCAAGTAAGGACGGAAAAGATTTTGTATTGGCAGGAGCCGCAAAAATAATGGACAGAATTTACACCACAGAAGAGTTGGTAAAGAGATTCAAACAAAAGGAGGCATAAGAAATGGACGGAGTAGAAAAATTAGTTGAAGGGTATATGAGTGTGTGCAGAGAACTGATTGAGGCCAAGGAGGAGATCTTCAGAATGCAGGGAATGATTTCTGCATTGGTTGACAGAATCGAAACCCAGGAAATAAGAGAGGCTGAATGTGATTACAACAACAGAAAAGATGTCGAGAAAGTTGATATTCGGGTAAGGGATCTTAAGTCAATCCTGGGAATGAAGCCGGAGATCTGCGAAAGAGCAGAAGCAATCCTGCAAGAGAGAGAGGCCAAGAATGGCCAGTGAGGTCGTTGCCGGCCTGGAGCTCCTGAAAGAAGTATTTGAATCCCAATTGCAGGAGTTGGACCGGTGCAACGAGAAAGCAAGAGAGCTGGAGGCAGAGATCGAAGAGATAGATTCCATGATTGGGAATCTGAACGAGTTGAATAATCGGAGGCAGAGAGAATATGAAAAAGGGTTACGAGCTAATAAGAGAATGCGCAACAGAGAACTCAGGAAAAGAATCTTTTTTGGATTACGCATGGAGCCTGTTGGTGCCGGCGGCAATCCTCGCATGGAGCATCCTGGGAGCGATCATTTAGGGAGGCTGATATGGGAAGAAGAACGGTAGAAGATACGGCAACAAAGGTCAGACGGTTTAACGACTGGATTCGGGGAGAACTGAAACGGCAGAAGAAGAACCAAACAGAGCTGGCCTACTATATAGGAACAGACCAATCCGGACTGTCACTGCGAATGAACGAGAAGAGGACATGGACTTTGAAAGAGTATTTCAATGTGCTGGAGTTCTTCGGAAAGAAGGCAGAAGATGCGGAATGGTAAAAGAAAAAGCATCCGCTGCTTCGACAGATGCTTAATCAGGGCTGATGAACAATAGAATTGTTTCATCACTACATATAGTACATCAAATTGAACCAAAATACAATACCTGCAACGCAAGTTTTTCTTTTTTGGTTCATTAGGATATTAAAGTTATGACATGGAGGTAAAAACGACAATTGTACACAAGGACCATTTTGGAGGGTTCGGGGTATCAGTTTATCAAGAACAGTTATTCATCCAAAAGTGGTGCACCGGGGATCGGAAGGCAGAAGAAGCGAAAACGGACTCCGGAGGATATGGAGAGGCAGAACCGATCCAACAGAGCAAGACATGTTCAATTGTTAATCCTGGGAAACTTCAAGGAAGGCTGGCACATCACATTGACCTATGCGAAGGATAAGAGGCCACAGACTCCGGAAGAGGCAAAACGGAATTTGCAGAAGTTCCACAGGAGAATGAAAACGAAGTTCAAGAAGGCAGGTTTCGAATACAAATGGCTGGCAGTCACCGAGATCGGCTCCAAGGGAGCGGTACATCATCACTTAATCTTAGAGGATATTCACACCGAGGATTTCACAACACAGAAGGCAGTATCGGAGTGCTGGGCATATCAGACTTACTTCTCCATGCTTTACGAAGAAGGCAGCTATGAGGAGCTTGGAGAATACCTGGCAAAGAAAGAGACCAAAGAGGATATTCCGGGATGCAAGGTGAGCCATTCAAGGAATTTGGAATTGCCGAAGAAACAAAAGAAGAGGATGCGAAGTAAGACGTGGATGCTTGATCCGAAGATACCACAAGGATGGATGCTGGTGAAAGGATCACTGTTCAATGGAGTGAATCCATACACCGGACTTCCATCACAACACTACTTGATAGTAGAGACAAAACCACCAAACAGGAGGAAACAGATATGAGTTTATACGAGAAATTTGGAGAATTCGATTCTTCAGAAGAAATCAATGAAGCGGCAGCAGGACAGTTGGCAGAAGGAACCGAAGAAGGCAGACAGAACATCAAGGAGATCGCATTGGAGAACGGCCTTGATCTGATGGATGCAGAAGATTACATCTTAGGGGATGTGGACGAACTTTGCAATCCGTTCATGGCAGCCATCGGCAAAATTGAGTTGGAAATCAAATACTTAGGCTTGAAAGAGACAACAGCCGAGTATGATTACGCAAGCTACATCCTGAAGGAA